TTTGAACGTACCGATAGGGATTATCTGACTATGGAAGAAATTACCACCATTTACAACCACGAGTTTAGCTCTAAACGGTTGGAGCAGGTACGTGATTTGTTCATTTTCAGTTGTTACACGGCACTTTCCTACATTGATGTATGCGAGTTAAAGCAGGAGGACATTCACACCGGATTTGACGGTAATTTGTGGATTATACGGAAAAGACACAAAACAAATGTTACATCTACCGTTCGATTGCTGGATATACCAAAAGCCATATTGGAAAAGTACAAAGACAAATTGCCAAACGGTAAGATTTTACCAGTTATCAGCAATCAGAAAATGAATGATTACTTAAAAGAAATCACAGCCATTTGCGGAATTGAAAAGACCTTAACCTACCATGTTGCCCGCCATTCGTGTGCAACTTCGGTACTGCTCGCCAATGGTGTACCTATCGAGACAGTATCTAAAATTTTAGGTCATACTAATATCCGGACTACTCAAATTTATGCGAGGATTACCGATTTGAAAGTAAGTGGCGACATGGAAATGTTGGCTCAAAAACTGGACGTTCCAAATCGTACTGCCAGCCGTTGAAATCGTGTTATCGTCAGATAACAGCAAGGTGTGATTTGTGGCACACAAATCTGTTTTCCGTGCCGCAAAACACCTTGGGCAAATTCACTCCAAAGTCGTGTTGCCAATGAAAGAAAGACATTCACTGACTAAAGATTTTTCGCTCGTCGGGACGGGTGGTCCGCTGGGCGTTCCCCGACCAATGAGTTTATTTTGCAATCCTGCAATCTTGTTTTATTGAAATATTGATAGCTTGATTGAAAGCAAGATTTCAATCAAGCTGGATTGAACAAATCTATCAACCAATAATGAAAGAAAGCGATATGGAAAACGAGAAAACAGCCCTTTATGTCGCCTTTTCCACTCAAAAGGGCGGTACGGAGGAAGATTACAAGCGCATGGCGTATGAATAGTTTACCCGGCTGGGAAAGAAGGTCTACCCGGTGTGCGCAGTTCGCCCGAAAAGGCGATAGTCACGGCTGACGAATATGTAGCCACTGCCGGACACGTGCCGGATATTGTCTTTTTCGACCTGTCCGGCACGGTGAACAGCGGTACTCCGTAAGAATAGCTACTTACCAAAATAACATTTTACATTAGGAGATAATACGCCTCTCAAATCATCAAATTTTTTAATTTTCAATTTGTTCAAAATATTTCTTAGTTTCTCTCCAACTTCATTTCCATTATGTTCCAAAGGATTGTCAAAAATCAAGTGTGCATCCAATTTCCCATTATCAACAAACCAATCTACATATACAGACAAAGGTCTTGGTCCATCCCATTTATTTCTATCAAATCTATAGTTTAAAGCTTTACAAGCAAAATAGATGGTTTGAAATTTTGCATATTCTTCTATTGGCTGCAACATTCTCAAACATGTATCTTGAGTTAGATTGTCATCATCAATATTCAAAATATAATTCGCTACTCCTGAATTATTAATAATTTGACCATTTACATAACTGTTTTTCTTATCTTCTGACAGGTTGATTCCAGCAAAAACATCATATTTTTGTTCTTCAGTAAGTTTTAAAGCACCAGATTTCTCACCGCTTAACTTATTAAGTAATTCAAACTTCCAACCCAATTTCATTGTATGTGCCTCTGTTTTGCCACATTCTTTGAAATAGACCAAATTATCAGTAACAAAAGAATTCTGTATAGAAAGTAAACATTGCTTAATGATGCTTGAGGCGTCTTTCCCAAATATTTCACAAGCTCTGTCAAAAGACATCTTATTTTCTAAAAAATCTGCATTGTTTTGCTTAACAGATATTTTTATCTCTTTGGCTTCCCCGTTAGGAGCTATCCCTTCGATATAAACATCTGTTTTACATTCACCACGTGCAGGACGTGGTTTCCCACAAAGTGCAACTTGATATTTTTTCCCCTCGAAAGAGAAAGTCGTTCCTACAGGGAATAGTTTTTCTACACAATGTTCTGTATTGATAAAATCTGGCATAATTATAATAAGTCCTTAAGTGAAACATTCAATGCTTTTGCGATTTTGTCCGCAACTTTTAAAGACACGTTCCTTTTGCCTTTTTCAATATCAGGCAAATAGGTTCTATCAATATCAGCCATATTGGCTAATGTCTCCTGTGATATTTTGAGAGATAGTCTTCTCTCCAACACTTTCTTTCCAAAAACTTCATTTATATCCATAGTGGTGCAAAATTATGAGGGTGCAGACAATCATACAACGGACTATTGTCTACAATAAATTTCTAAGTAATTCTTTTAAAGAAAATTACAATGACTATATTTGCTTCAGAACAGAAACAAAGAAGGGAAAGTATTAGGAATATGAGATTTTATGCAATTAAGCATTTACTCTATAAATAAAATCTTGAATGGGAGTAATATATGGTATAGCTTTATTGTAGCTTTTTCCTTTAATCTGCACTTTTGACAAATCTACACCTACAATGTTTATGCTTTGGACACTTTCCAACCGAAAAGCAAAATATTCCTTACCTGAGGGTGTAAAACCTAATTTAACCAAGTCAGATGCAGATATTAGTTTTGGGTACTCAGGAATGATACGAAACAAAAACTTGTTGTTATGATTATGTAATAGTAAATAAATGGGATAGGACATGCCTATGGGGATTTGTAACGCTCCACGGCGCAATCCGGCACGCACATAATAAAGTTTGTTTTTCAAAGTTTGTCGAAGTTGATTATTATCCTTGTAATAAGCAACTAACACATTAATGGTTTCTGCTTTTCTTTCTTCAACAGAAACCAATGCTTTCTTTATTGACAAGGCTAAGAATTTAGCCAAACGAGGTGGTACAGCATTGCCAATCATTTTATAACCGTCTTTTATATCTTCATAGAAAAAGCGGAATTTATCTGGGAAAGTTTGGATTCTTGCACATTCCCGTACACTTAATCTGCGATATAAATATTCTGCTCTTTGCTGAAAAACACGTTGGGTTTGTGATACATATTTCATTTTGGGAGCTTGTGGATGAAGGGGACAGTTCTTTGCCTGCGCTTGTATTGTAAATGAAGTTTCACCCCAGGAACGAACACGATTACGTGCCATGAATTTTGCATCCCATGGACCTGCAAAAATGTCATGGTTAAGCCACTTCCCATATTCTTGGTTCACACCTTCATTTGCATATGAGCGAGGATTCTCTATTATATCTCCGATTGCCTTTCTTAATGTGACATAAGGTTTTCCGAATGCCTTTGGAAAATTGAACGTACAATTCAACTCTTTTAGGAAACCGACAACAAACACACGATAACGGTCTTGGGGAATATGATAGTCTGCTGCATTCAATAAAGAATAGCTTACTACATATCCAGCTTCTTCAAGAGTAGAAAGGAATGATAGGAATGTACTAAAATGTTTATCATTTATAATCCCTTGTACATTTTCGATGAGAAAGAATTTTGGATGCTTTTCTTTTATCAATCGGATATAATCAAAAAATAATCGCCCCCGTTCATCGTCCAATCCTAATTGCCTTCCTCCCTCGCTCCACGATTGGCAAGGAGGTCCTCCAATAAATCCATCGCAATCGGGTATATCTTCTCCTTTTAATTTTCGAATGTCCGACTTACACAAATAAGTATTTGGGTGATTGAATTGATAAGTTTTATGTATTGTTTCATCAAATTCATTCGCCCAAATAACTTCATAGCCTGCTTGCTCAAAGCCAAGGTCTAATCCGCCACATCCCGCAAAAAAAGATGCGACTCTCATACCTTTAAGCAAGGACAATTCCTTTTTCCACCAATGTTTTCCGTATTTGCATAGCCACATGGTAAGCCAAATTAACGGGAACTGCATTGCCTATCATTTTATAGGCATAGTTTACGTCTTCGTATACAAATTTGAACTCATCCGGGAAACTTTGTACCCGTGCAACTTCACGTACAGTCATCCTGCGATAAAGATGCTCACTCCCTTCCACAAACTTTTGCAAGTTCTTTTCAACTTTTATCATCTTAGGTGCCTGTGGATGTAGCTGGCATTGGCGACCACTAGCTTGAACTGTAAAACCCGGTTCATCCCATGAACGTACCCTGTTGCGTGACATGAATATAGGTGAATATGCCCCTATGAAATATTCGTTATTAGGGACTTTACAAGCATTCCCATTGGTTTTGTTCTTTTCAAGTGCCGGAATCGCAGAATCTTGCAAATCCCAAATACTTTCACGCAAAGTGGGTTTATGCTTTAAAGGGATAGGATATTCGAAATCATGTATATCCAAATCTTTGCGGAATCCGATGTAAAATACCCGGTCACGATCTTCCGGTACATCGTAATCATTGGCATTAAGCATTTTTAAATTCACATCATAGCCTGCTTCATCAAACAGTTTCATAAAACCGCTAACGGCATCCGAATGGCGTTTGGCAAGCATCCCTGATACATTTTCAGCAACAAAGAATAAGGGTTGCTTATCTCGTAAAATACGGATATACTCATAAAACAACTGACCACGGGCATCTTCTATTCCCTTTAATGAACCGGCTTCGCTCCATGATTGGCAAGGAGGACCTCCTATTATACCAGTAATATTATCAGGGAATTCACAAGAAGGAATATCCCGGATATCCCCTTCGATTAGATTCACTTCCGGAAAGTTTGCACGGAAAGTCGGACAAATCTTAGCGTCAAACTCATTTGCCGTAACTGTTCTGAAACCCGCTTTATGAAAACCTAAATCCAAACCTCCTGCACCGGAGAAAAGACTAATTAATTCCATTATATTTCTATTTTATTTCCAAAGACAATTTATAGTTATTATAGTAGTAGGCATGCCTACTATTTGAATGTCAAATTTTAAACTTGGGACAACTTTCTTCTCTGCATTGTGTATGCGAAAAGAGAATTGCCAACCTCCATCCATATAAAGTTCAACCGTATTCGTTTTATTAGGAACAAAATCCAAACTAACAATGCGGGTAGGCAATGATACAATAGGTATCTCCATGGATGCTTTTTGATATGTGC